TGCAGCTGGGTGCGTTCTTGTTCCAGCTCCCGCCTGGCCGCCTCCAGCTCCCGCCTGGCCGCCTCCAGTTGCCTCGCAGCATCCGCCTTCGCCTGGTTCAACTCTTCCATGCGCGCGAGATGTTTACTGTTCTGAGATTCCAGTTCTGCACGCATCTTGGTGCGTTCCTCTTCCAGCTGTCGCGTGGCCGCATCCAGCTCCCGCCTGGCCGCCTCCAGTTGCCTCGCAGCATCCGCCTTCGCCTGGTTCAACTCTTCCATGCGCGCGAGATGTTTGCTGTTCTGGGATTCCAGTTCGGATTGCAGTGTTTGTTGGGCGGTGGCGTGCAGCTGGGTGCGTTCCTGTTCCAGCTCCCGCCTGGCCGCCTCCAAGTCCCTCGCAGCATCCGCTTTTGCCTGGTTCAACTCTTCCATACGCGCGAGATGTTTACTGTTCAGGGATTCCAATTCACGTTCAAATCGCAGTCGTTCTTCTGCCTTCAGCTCTGCCGCGTGCACGTCAAGTTCTTCCATGCGACGCGCGCATTGCACCCTGCGCCGTTCTTCCATTTGATCCAGTTCTTCCATGCGACGCGCGCATTTCGCCCGCCGTTGTTCTTCCATTTGATCCAGTTCTTCCAGCCGGTGCTTGCATTCGGCATCAAAGTGTTGCTTGGCCGTTTCCAGCTGTGCGGCTTTGTTCTTTTCAAATTCTTCCATGCGGGTCAGAAAATGCAGCATGTGCTCTTGTTCGCGTTGAACACGCGCTTTTTTTTCGTCCGCAATCGCGTTTTCCAGAGCCGTTCGCGCGGCTTCCAATTCCGCAGTTTTGGTGGCAATGGTTTCGGCACACCGCGCATCCAAGCTGCGTTTCATTGCGATGAGTTCAACGAGGTTGGACTGGCGTTGGTCTGACAGTTCTTGATGATTCTGCTTCTTCATGTGCTGCTGCATTTCTTCGGTTTGAGCTGTCATGGCTCGGCGTTCGCGCTGCATGGCCTCCGCCATTTCTTGTTGCGCGGTTTGAAATGCTTGGTGCTGCTTCATCATTGCCTCCGTTTTAGCGGCATGTTTTTCGGCTTCTTGCTTTGCCATCGCGTGCAACCGGGCGCATTCCGCCTGCAGTGCTGCATTTTTAGTAATCAACTCCGCATTCATGCGGCTCATGCGGTGCAGTTCCAACTGCTGTGCGCGTTCTTCTTTGGCCGACGACGACATTTTGAAAACAACCCCCCGAAATGAAATATTAAATTATAGACTGTGCTTATTTTTATATGGTGTTTTCAACACATGGAAATAATGGAAATAATTATGTAATTGTATTATAAAAGAATGTCCGCATTGCCGCCGAATGCAATCAATGCGGATGAGTTCAACATGGATGACATATTACCCACAACACACTTGTTCTTTGACGACGTCATAAACAACATCGTGGATGTTCAAACGGCCGTGAATAAGCTGCCGCTGCAGCTGCAGCTGCAGCTGCAATCGGTGCATTGTCCGGGTGACAGCCTACTTCTGTATTATGATGACGCCGACACCAAAGACAATGTGGTAAGCATCAACAACGTCAATGATTATGTGAAACTCAAACACATGGATCCAGATCCAGAATTCAAGAATTTTAAACCGAGTGGAGGAGAGGTGGGTCCGGGCATAACTAACAATATGATTCAGCAAATCATTTCATATGAAGAAGCCAACCCAAGCAGTGGTCGCATTTATTTTTTTGATTTTGACCGAGTGTTGAATCAATTGGGAGGGCTGGACTTTTCGTTCTTGAACTCGGATCCGAATGTTGACACTGACATGAACCCATATGCTAGGTTTCTGTTTTCGGATCACATTCAACCGAACAACAACACCACCATGGATCGGTTCAATTTGCTGAAACGCATGTTCATGGTGATTCCTCCGGATCGCGTGTATGTTGTCACCGCCAACAGTTTTGCAGATGCATCTAATCCATATTCAAGACACTTTCTTAACATCGTGAAAACACTGAACCCTGACTTTATTCCAACTCATTTGATATTTTCTAGACAAAAATCTGTACCAATTGTGTCAATATTGCAGTCCGCTGTATTGCCGTTGCCGTTGCCCTTGCCTTTAGCTGTGCCAAGATCTGCAAAGCCATTGCCAAAGCCATTGCCAGTGTCAAAGTCTGCAAAACCATTGACAAAGTCGGTGATAACTAGGTCTGCAATGCCATTCATAAATCCGGTGACAAGGATGACAAGGTCTGTAAGGTCTGCAAGGCCTGTAAGGCCTATAAGGCCTGTGATAAGGCCAAGGCTAATGATAACAACAAAACGCAAAGGAGGCGCAAGACGCCGCAGTAAATTTCTACACACGCGCCGGCGCCGGATCGTTACATGATGACATATGCCTTCAAGTACTCGTCGGTTTTCAACATGTCCACGTAATGAAACAACCGTTTGCGTCGTGCAACCGTATCGCAATTTGCATCGTCGGTTTCAAAAAGCACGATGTCTTGTATCATGTCCGCTTTTCGGGGTTTGCATTTCAACCCGTAGTACCCCGCAATGTGCTTCAGTTGCTTGATTGTGTAATTCATATCGTAGTCAAACGAAATTGCGGTTGCGCAATCCATTTTGAAAAGATCAAAGTCATCGTCCAACTCTGCCGTGATCGCCGCGTTCAACTCTTCGTGCAGGGATTGCATCATGCTGTCGTACGTTGACACCGATGATTCCATGGCTTCCTCTTCGTCGTCATCTATGCACAATTCAACCCGATTTGGTTCTTCTTCCATTTGATCTCGCTTACGCTTACGCCACATAAAGACAATTGCTGCATTGTTTTTATGCTTTTACGGGGTTATGTTTCTTTTCATTTCTTTTTTAATTCATCCAGGATGTCCATGTGCTTGAAAATGGTTTTGTTCGTGATGCTGGGGTGCTTTGCGCTTTTCGGTTTCAGTTGGCTGTTGTACTCCACCTCCAGCACGACGGCTTGCCATTCCTCGTCGTGCGATTTGCTCAACTGTGGGTGCGCATCCTTCAAAATGATGAACAAGTTTTCGGTTAGCTCCTCCACTTCATTGGTGTGGTTGGACTGGCGCAAGTGCTCCTTTATGAGCGACTGCAGCTGCTGCACAATGTCCATGACTTGGGACGTGGTGACAACGCCCACCTTCATCAAATTAATGATGAACAAACTCATGGCGCGCCGCTTGTCGTTCGTCTTGTTCACTTCGCAAAACCGGGTGTAGTCCTTTTTGGAATCCGCGTGCTCTATGGTCTTGAACAGCGCCATGAACTGGTCAAAATTCGTCTGAAACACCACCTTGAACACTTCGTCGTATTTCTGCAAGAGCTGATGAAAGAGCCGCGCGTACACCGCAGAAAAAAAGTGGTTGGAACTGGCGGTGTTGAAAATGGCCGCACCAACGGTTTGCAAATGGCTCGCATCGGGCTCGTCCTTCAGCTCGTCAATGCGCGCACACAACGCGACAAACACCTCGTCAAACGTGTTGTCCGTGATTTTGTTCAAGTCCGACCGGATGCTGTCCAGATGCGCATCAATGCCCTCCCTTTTTTTCAACTCGGTGGCTTGGAACCGGCGGATGGTTTCCCAGTCGTCTTCCGTGATTTCACTCACGGTGCTGCGCGGTTTTCTTTGTGCACATGCGGGAGCATCGTCGGATTGCCCCTGATGCCCCTTTTCTTTGTCTCGTTTGGGGAAAATTGGGGTCTTCACGTAAGATGGCGCCCCCACTTGATCCGCTATGCGCGACACCAGGGCAATCACGTCCTCCGGCAATTCCATTTCAAAACCGTTCCATTTGATGGCGTCAAAATCAACAAGTTGGTACACCGGTGCAACTGGGACCGTGGATAATGGTGTGACTGCTGCTGCCATTTTATTGAAACTATGGATAATGAGCACGGCTTATTTATATTCATTTCAACTAAAATATTTTTTTGGTGAGACATTGTCTGGTTTGCTTTAAGGCAAGGCAAGGCAAGGCAAGGCAAGGCAAGGCAAGGCAAGGCAAGGGCAATGAGGCCAATAAAAATAAAATGAAAAACGGCTTAAATACACCGCTTCATTCTACTCCAGCGTATACTCATAACAATGACCGCACCCAACCCTCCCCCTGAATCCACCCCCTCCGCCCGGGAATTTGAGGCGTGGGAAGACATCCCCGATTTAAACTCGCAGCTGATGCGCGGGTTGTACGGCTACGGCTTTGAAAAGCCCAGCCCCATTCAACAAAAATCCATCCTGTCCATCATTGACGGGCGCGACGTGATTGCACAGGCGCAGTCCGGCAGCGGAAAAACCGGCGCATTTGCCACCGGCGCGCTGAACCGCGTGCGCTTGGACGTAAAGCAGCCGCAGGCCCTCATCATCGCCCCCACGCGCGAATTGGCCAATCAAATTTTTGACGTGGTCAAGGACCTGGGAGCGCAAATGACCGGCCTCAACGTGCAGCTCCTCATTGGCGGAACCTCCACGGACGACGACGTGGCGGATTTAAAGGCAAACGGGCCGCAAATTCTTGTTGGTTGTCCGGGCCGCGTGCACGACATTCTGCGCCGCCAGCCCGCCGTGGGCCGGGGCATGCAGATGCTTGTGTTGGACGAAGCCGATGAAATGCTGTCAGCCGGCTTCAACGAGCAAATTTACAACGTGTTCCAACTGCTGAACACGAACGTCCAGGTGTGCTTGTTCAGCGCCACCATGCCGCCCGAGCTGCACTCTTTATCCGACAAGTTCATGCGGGACCCCGTGCGCATCCTGGTGAAGAGCGAGATGCTGACACTGGAGGGCATCAGCCAGTTCCACGTGGCGCTGGAGACGGACCACGACAAGTACGCCACGTTGAAGGACTTGTTCACGCGCATTTCCGTGTCGCAGTGCATCATTTACTGCAACAGCATTCGCCGCGTGAGCGACTTGACGGAGGCCATGATAAACGACGGCTTTCCCGTGTGCTGCATTCACAGCGGCATGGACAAGGAGCTGCGAAACAAGGCGTACCGCGATTTCCGCGGCGGCCAGCACCGCGTGCTCATTTCGTCCAACGTGACGGCGCGCGGCATTGACATTCAGCAGGTGAGCACGGTGATCAATTTTGACATGCCGCGCGACGTGCACACGTACTTGCATCGCATCGGGCGCTCGGGGCGCTGGGGGCGCAAGGGCAGCGGCGTCAACTTTGTGACGCGTCGTGATTTCCGCAAGCTGAAGGAGATTGAGTCGTACTACGGCACCACCATCCCGGAGCTGCCAGCCAATTTCGGGTTGAACTAACTCGCAAAATGAACGCAAAATGAGCGCAAAAACGAATTTAAAAAATTAAATTCATGTAATGTACATTGAATTTAATTGAATTTGCTTTAATTTGCAATGCCTCTCATTTTGCTGTTGCCGTATTTCCCGTTGGCCACAGTGCTAATGAGCATCACGTGCATACTTGCATCAGACGTTACATGCACCGAGTTTGCATGCACCGACATTGTGCAAGACGTCGCGGACTGCGACGTGTGCTGGTGTTATGAAAACGGTGGGTGCGCGTGCTGCTGCTGCATGGTGTGCCATGACCCGGCGCTGCATGACGACGCGTCCGACGCGTTTCGCGCCTACGCCAAAAAATCGTGAAACAGTTTGTCCACGTACATGGGCTGCAACTGCGGGTTGTACAAGTAGCAATTGCACTTGCCGTCCACGTGGTAACTGCCGTAGCGACCGCCGCCGCAGTTGCAGTACCCCGACGCGGGTTCCATCGGATTCGGCGTAAACATGCACCAGTCTTTCGGGTAGCCCTGGTCCACGCACGCCGACCAGTTTTCATAGCCCTCTTCCAATGACGACTGCTGCTTGTAATTGTAATGTGCAATGTAATAAATGAGCATGACGAACATGCCCCATTTTAACCACTGATTGGGTATGGACCACATGTGACTATACACATATCATGTTATTTTTTTTTCATGTTCGTGATAGTGTTTGAATGCGACGTAGTTGTAATTGTACGACGGCAATTCGGCCGCAATGCGCGGGTTGTACCGTTGCAAGACGTCATACACCGTGTTGTACAGCATGGGTTGACCGCCGCCACAGTGTAGACCGGGGATGTGCAAAAAATACGCGGAGTGTCCGAATAACTCGCCAAACGACGGGCTGTCGTCGCACTGCGCCTGGGCATGCAGACCAAAATTCACGGCAGACGTGCACGTGTGCAGCAACCGCGCGTCCATGTCTAAATGCACGTCGTCCGGGTGCGTATTGGCGTACGCCGCCGCCGCTTTTTGATCATCGGTGTGCCCCTGTTCAAACGTCCAGTTGATCAAATGCAGGAGGTTCCGGGCGTACCCACACATTAAGCCGCTGTTCACATACTTTTTTGTGCCATCATTTGGGCCAATGCGCATGCCGTGGTGCTCAAAGTAAGGTCCCAGCCACTCCACCTGCACATACGCTTGGTTTGGGTCATAATTTATCCGGCCTTCCGCAAACAGCTCCATGCTGAGAACGATCGGCTTGTGCAGCGCCCTGAATTCGTCCACAAAATAGTGCGCGTTGCGCAGGCAATACACGTCGTGCGCATCCGCAATCACGACAATTTTGTCCGGGTGCAGCGTTTCCAAATGTCGGCGATAAGCGGTCATTTTGGTCATGCAATTCACCCACGTTTCGCCGGCTCCCAGCACCGCGTGGTCCCAATCATTGGCTTTCAACGTTTCCACTAACCGTCGCGTGTTTTCATAATTTGTGTCCTTGAACTTGTTGCAATACGTCAGCACCAACGGGCACGCCATGGTTTGCATAATTGAATCGCACATGGTTTAAGTGATTATTTTGAAAAACTTATTGAACAACGGTTTGGACTTCTTTGTTTTTTTCTTTTTTTTCAATGCGGGTTCCTTTTTCATTGTTTTCTTTGGCGAACGCGCAGGCGAACGAGCAGGCGAACGCGCAGGCGAACGAGCAGGCGAACGCGCAGGACTCTTTTTTGCATTGGGGGACCGTTTCACGGTGAGCTTGTGTTGCTTTGCATTGTACGTGTGTTCAAAATACTCCATGGGCGAATACTTCAAGAACCATTCCTCGTACTCGGGATCATCGTGCTTGAGCTCTTGGTACTTTTCCGCTTTTGCGGCCTTGATGTCGTCCAGCGTCTCCTGCTTGCCGTAGCACGTTGCGCCGAACCGCCGCAACAATCCGGTTTGATTCAACCGGTTCCGCTGTTGAATGTCGTACAGGCACTTGCACATGCACAAAATGCGCGCCACGTCGTAATACGGTTTGTCGGTGTAAATCATGGCCAGATAGAGGCTAAGCATGGTGTCCGTGCTGGCAATGCGCACCCGCCGCTTGCCCGCTTGCATCACGTTGTAGCTGTGGCACGCCACCGGCTTGTAAATGAACGCAATCGGGACATTGTTCACCGCAATCTCGTAATGTTCGGGCACGATCTCGCCGATGCCCGAGTGCTGGGTCACAATTATGCCCTTGAAGTCGTTGTCTTCCAGCCGTTCCTTCACTTTGGCTGCGCTGGCCTCGGGATCGGTTGACAGCACATCAAAGTGCGGGATTTGCGCGAACAGCGCCTTGTCGGATTGCGGCAGGTGCCGCGCGTAGTGCGATATGGCATACCCCCCGAAAAACACCAAGTCTTCGTCTATGCACACATTCCGCACCGTGCGGAACAGGCGCACCTCTTCGGATTCCTCGTCTTTTTCAGTAGTCGCGCCATCAATTTCATCGGCGGTCGGAGTCGCGGGTCTTGCGCGTCGTTGGTTGCCCTTCTTTGGGGTTTGGAACGGCTTCATCAATTTGTCCGGCGTGCAGCCCGTCGCCTTCAACGGATGGTGCTTGTTCAACAGCGCCAGCCGCTTGCTCACCTTTTCCCAGCGCGACACGTCGCCTTCGGGTCGCGACAGCTCCAAATACATGCCCATGCGCAACAGGTTCGGCGGTGCGTACAGAATGCCGTCCACCTTGATCGAATCCGCACGAATGTTTTTGAACAGCGTGGGGTCCAGCTGCGTGATGTCCGCAATGCCCACGAAATTCACAAACACCTTGTACGTGCCGTGGTGCATGCCCGACTTGGCCTCCACCTCCGAATACCCGTTCTCGTAAAACTCGTCAGCCAAATCCTTCGCGTGCTCCAGCGCATTCGGCGAATAAAAATCGTAGTCCGGAATCTCCGTTTTTTTGTCGTAAAATTGGGCCTCTTCCGGCAGAATGTTGTTGATGGCCGTGCCGCCGTAACACACCAGCTCGTGCTTTTTTATGAAGCGCTCCACGATTGCAATCATGTCCTTGACCTTGGGGTCGTTCGTTTTTTTAGCGCCGATTTTGGCCTCAATCGTTTCAACCGCTTGCTTCACCAGCGCTTGTTCCAGTTCATCCAGCGTTTGGGCACTGGATTGTTTGTCTTTCATGGTGTATGGTGTATAGTGTATAGTGTATGTGTATGTGTATGTGTATGTGCGTGCCTTACTATAAACACTGTATACTATAATTTTTTAATAATTTTTTAATAATTGTATAAAAATAAATACAAGACGAATGAACATTGTGTATAGTTCAACCAAATTACTTAATATACGCCCATTGACGGTTGTAAATGGAAACACATGTTACGAAATAACCGATCACGACGCAGTGCAACACGTGTTTACGCCACGCTCTACCGTGTTCATTGCAGTGGAACATGCCGGCAACATCCACATTTTCAACGTAAAGAAGGACGGCGTATTTCCCGACGAGTTCAAACAGTACATTAACGCAATTGCATCCCCGCAATTGGAACCGTTTTTCAATGAAACAACTTCGGTTCACACCGTGTTTGATTTACACAATAGCATAAATGACAACAATCCCCACCGTTTTGCGGTGATAAACAAGGGACGCAGATGTCCGGAAATGATGGATTTAACGCACGCACAAACCATTGTCCGTGAATTAAATGAATCTCTCAAATCCAAGTGTCCAGATTTTTATTTGAACCTTGATTACATCACGTCATTCCCCGAAAACAGTCGTGCGTCTTTGTATTATGAGATTTATGTGAATTCATACTTTTGTCCTAAAATAATACTTTGTTTATTCACCGACGTAAACAAAATTAAAAAATGTGTGTCATCAATTGCGTTCAATCGCATGAGTGACGACGAAATGAGCATCAGTTCTAGAACAGACGCGTCCTATGAAGGGCGAAAGTTCAACATATTATTGAGAGCCGTCGCAATAATGATATCAAAACACATCATGCACACAACCGAAGCATTGGTATCCAATGCGAAAAATGTAATTTCTGCATTCATAATGTTGAAATGGTTCAATGCAATGAAGATAAATGCAATGAATCAACGAGTGCGGATGCCGCACGATGACGACCTTTTCAACACACTTACACGCTATTTTCAAACCCATCAAATAATGGAAACCCATGTTGAATTGAACGAGGCGAATATTGAAAATGCATCAAGAGTTTTTCACGAAACCATTGCACGAATGAACTGCAAACCACTACCTCGTCGCAGCTTCTCCGCACCTCGCTCCCGTTCTCGTTCCCGTTCTCGCTCCCGTTCTAGTCCCCGACACAGAAGCGCGTCTGCTGGTGGAAAAAGAAAAACAAGGAAGTCAAGGAAGCCAAGGCACGCATGTTATTGCGTGGTATGAAATGACCGATCACGACTCAGCGCATTTGTGATGAGCGACGTCACGGCCGTGGACGCCAGTAAAAAGAACGCCGCGCTAAACACAATCGTCCGGTCAAACGCCGTGAATTTATGCGCATCCTTCGCATCATTGATCCACGGATTGAACCGCACCAGCAAAAACACAATGATGAAATACTTCAACACCATGTTTATGGTGTCCAAATACGACGGTGCAACTGTAGCAATGCCAAGCAGAGCCACCGCATACAGTGCATACCATGCATACAACAGCACGTAGTAAAATCGCTCTACCCACTCCTTCATCGCACACCTGGTCGCGTTTAAATAATTGTAATATTATTTAATTGTATTGTATTGCACTTGTACCTTTGGCACAATGAACCTGGAACTCTCCAAGTTTGACATGCGCTCCATCAGCTTTAGGCCCGACGAAAACAAGGGCCCCGTCATCGTCCTCATCGGCCGCCGTGACACCGGCAAAAGTTTCCTCGTACAGGACCTCATGTTCCACCACCAGGACATCCCCATCGGCACCGTCATCTCCGGCACCGAGGCCGGCAACGGCTTCTTCGCCGCCCACGTCCCCAAACTCTTCATCCACGACGCTTACAACACCGCCATTATAGAAAACATCCTCAAACGCCAAAAAGCCGTCCTCAAACAAGTGAAAAAGGAAATTGAAACCTACAAACGCTCCAACATTGACCCCCGCACCTTCGTCGTCCTGGACGACTGCTTGTATGATAACAAATGGACCAAGGACGTCATGATGCGGTTGCTTTTTATGAACGGGAGGCATTGGAAGATCATGTTAGTCATCACAATGCAATATCCTCTCGGCATTCCGCCCAATTTGCGCACGAACATTGATTACGTGTTTATCCTGCGCGAACCCTACATTGCCAATCGCAAACGCATCTGGGAGAACTACGCGGGCATGTTCCCCACGTTTGAGAGCTTTTGTCAGGTGATGGACCAGTGCACCGAGAATTTTGAGTGCTTGGTGATCAATAACAATGCGAAATCCAACAAACTGCACGAACAAATCTTCTGGTACAAGGCGCAACAGCACGGCCCGTTCAAGCTGGGCTCTAAGGAATTCTGGGAAATCTCCAAAGATCTGCACTCGGATGATGAAGAGGAGTCGTACGACCCCAAAAACTCGGGTAAAAAGGGGCCCAAAATCAACGTAAAAAAGAGCAAATGGTGAAATCTTGCTTTGGCGCAACAAAAGCGCTTTTGTTGGCGCAAGGACGTTTTTATCTCAAACACATTCGTATCGTAACTCAATTCGGCCTCGGAGCCAACAGCACTGCGTTTATTTCTCTCAACACGTTGGACAAGTCAAACCCGGTTGCATTTGGATTGAATCTTATTATTTTGTTTCCACATGCTTTGAGATAATCTTCTCTGATTTGTTCTTGAAGTAGGTCTCTGTCTGCATGTCCATTCTCGTCGCACTCCACAACCAGTTTGTGGTCAACGAAATACAAATCAACGCGATATTTGCCCATGACGTGCTGTCGCTTGACATTCAACACATTGCTGTATGCATTTGCAATGAACCCGATGGTTTGATTTTCAATGCACATTGCAAATTTGACAATTTTTACTTCTTTGCTCACGTCAACAATGTATCGGTTTCGCATGTTGAATGAATTTTTGAATATCTCAAATGCTTCTTCTGTGAGCATGAACGTGATTTTGTTATGACCACCATTTTTTTTGGGTATATTCACTGTCTTGGTCTTGGTCTCAATGTAATGCACATTTTCTCTGTAGTTTTTCTTTAAATGATGAACCAGATTATGTTTCTGTCTTGCCAATGACAACAACTCGTCCAGATTTCGGGTGAAGTGCGATGGGTTCATTATTTATATGAAGTGGTGTGCTGTGATTTATTGCGTATCATTTCATATACATGTATCGTGTCATTTCAATTTTTTTATTATTTTTATTTAAATCTTGTTTCACAAATTGTGAAGCAAGTTTTATTAAAGCGGTTTTATAAAATACACTTTCAAAATATAAAAACACTTATGCCTAAAACAACTTAAACAGAGTCCGCCTATGCATATTATAAACCCATCACCATGGAACCCGCAACACAACAACACCAACAACAACAGCATGAGCTGAACATCGTTGATCTGATTGAGAAAAACCCCATCATCCGACTGTCGCAAGAATACAATGGACGGCTATTGACCAAAATTCAGCAATCATTCACTGAATTTGAGCAACAGTTGTTTGTGAGTAGCTTTTATTGCTACTTGAACTATGACAAGAATATGGATTTCGTCGTTGATTTGGACAATGTATGGAAATGGTTAGGATTTCAACAAAAGGTGAATGCAATGACCTTGTTGGAAAAACAGTTCAAAATTGACATTGATTACAAAAATCTTACTAAGTCGGATGCCCCAAAAATAAAAATGAACGGCGGTCAAAACAAGCAAACCATCATGCTCACCGTTCGTTGTTTCAAGTCGCTGTGCTTGAAGGCCCAAACAAAAAAGGCATCAGAAATTCACGAGTATTACATGAAGATGGAAGAGGTTTTGCATCAGGTCGTGGAAGAAGAGACGGATGAACTCAAACAGCAACTGGAACAGAAAAACGCCGTCATTCAAGAAAAGGACTCCATGATCCAATCCACAAAGAAGGAAAAGCAGCGCGCCGTGGAGCAGGCCATCATTGGCCAGTTCCCGTTGAACACAGAGTGCGTCTATTTTGGCACCATTGACAACACGAACGCCGACAACGAGAAGCTGATCAAATTCGGCCACACGAACGACCTTTCCACGCGCGTAATGGACCATCGTAAAAAATACCAAAATTTCGTGCTGGTCGCCGCCTTCCGGGTTCAAAACAAGGTGGAGATAGAGAATCTGATCAAGACGTATCCGAAGATCAAGCGCCATATCCGCAGCATTGAGGTGGGCGGCAAGAACAAGACCGAAATCATTGCATACGACAGCACGAACTTCACCATTGAGCGCCTGAAGAAACACATCGCCGACATCATTCATTCACGCACGTATAGCATTGACAATTTCAACCGACTGATGCAGCGCAACGAGGTGCTGGAAGCCGAGAACCCTGAACTGAAAAAAATGGCGGCAAAACAGGAACAGGAACTGAACGAGTTGCGGGAACTCGTGGCCAAACAGAAGCAGGAGCTGGAGGTGGTTGCGGCGGGACACCAATCCGTCTATCAGAACGTGCTGCTGCCGGAGGACGAGCTGACGCAGAAGTTCAATGAATTCATCAAAGTGGCGTGCATTGTGCGCCCCGACGTGGAGGAGTCGTCGGTGAGCATGGAGGGCCGGTTCCGGCTGTGGTGTCAAACCAAGCCGACGAAGGAAACGTTCCACGCGCTGAAGAATTATCTGGACGTGCGGTTCAAAGCCAAGCGCATTCGCGGTGTGCACGGCTACCTTGGCGTGAAACTGAAAACGGTGGAATACAAAAAAATGCCAGCATCGGATATATCAACGCTTTCATTGAGCCCGAATGTGGAGACATTTTTGTTTGAACGGTGCCAATTTTCGGACTGCGGCAAGGTTTTAAATTCCGTATTACTGAAAGAGTACCAGAAATGGAAGCAGTCGGTTGGACTAACAACAACCGAGACAGACATGAAGGATTTGAAGGCGTATTTGAATGCGTCGCCGCATGCGCTGAAAGCAACCGTGTGGTCCGAACAGGGAAGCAACGAGGGCTACTATGGCGTGTCATTGCGCGAGGATTATTATGCGATGACGAACGCAGTCACCAACAACCCAATATGCACGTCAACGACCGGCAAGAAGGTGGAAAAGAGGGAGGCGACCACGCACCAGCTGCTGGGAACGTGGCCCACGATTGCCAACGCGGCGTTGGCGGAAGGCGTGTGCGCCGCAAAAATGAGCCGATACGTCAAGGCCAAGACGGTCGTTGCCGATTATTACTACTGCATTGGAGAACTACGTTCCCCAAACCCCTCCTCGGGGGGACATACGTCCACTACGTAGTGCCCTTTAACCCCCTCCTCCTCTGTTCCCTGGTCATTGGATCATGGATTCGGATATTTAATGTGCATAAAATTGAAATACTAATCCCGCTGCATAAAATTGGTTGCATTATTTCTTGAATTTCTCTCTATTTTGAAATCCAAGAAACCCATGAAGTCTTGAATGTATGCATGCATGCCTGTAATAATCGCATCACAAAACGTCTCCCTGAAATCCCATAATAATGCCAAAAAATTGAAAGCTAAATGAATCCGATAATCCGAATGCAGTGAATCAACAACAAACACACCGAACAACCGAAATGACGACTTCAATGACATCTGCCCAATTTGCCTGGAGCCAATTCAGCCTCCATCACATCCGACGTGAAAGTGGAGATGACGAACGCCTGGATCACCTGGATACAAAAAACGACGACTACGACATGCAAGTCACTTCAAGAACTTCAAGAACTTCAAGAACAACTTCGCCAACAAATTCCAAACCCCGCGTGCAGCGCTCAAATCAGAGTGCCATCATCAGTCCGGCCGCACCCGCCGTCGGGCACGAACAAGTCAAGAAGGCCAAAACGAGATCTGAGCGACGCGCCGAAGAACCCGAAGAACCCGAACAAGCTCAAAAACCCGTGCCGCCGCGCAAGGAGAGGCGCAGCGACTACTTGATTCAACGTCACGACTTGAGGCGTGACAATGCCAGGACGATGAAGACCGAGTTCCAGTTACAGGAATGAAGACAATCCAAGAATCCAAGACCGCATAAGGTTTCCGTTGAAGTGGTTTATGCAACGAAACCTTTTTTTTATAAATTTTTACATTTTAACTTGCTATGAATGTATATGAATATGTGTACGAATTTATAGTTTGAATTTCTCTCTAATACGACTTTCAAGAAACCCACAAACATGTGTTGGAAGGATCCAACATGTGAGTTGAGGGTGCCATGTGTTACCATGTTTTGACAAATTCAATGTTGTAAACAGAGAGAAAATGGATAAAAATAAGCGTAAACGCTCACACAAAACCCGGCATCATCTTCGTTAAACCTGCACGCATTTGGCGGCTTTGAGCATGATGACCTTGCCCGGTGTTTCTGTGCGCCGCACATATTTTCTCACCAAGTAATTGACGCCGACGGTTTGCAGGTTGCGAACGCCAGGTGCCGCGCGTTCCTTCACCAGCGTGGCTGCGCGGTGAATGACGTCGGTGTCGTAGGTGCCCGGTTTTGCGGTGTTTACGACAACGGCGTGCGCGCTGGGAAAATCCTTCAAATGGAACCACATGGCGTGCTGGGGTGCTTTTTTAATTAGCGCGTCATTTTCAGCCTGGTTTGCACCGACTTGGATGATGTAAGTGCCGTTGAAAATCTCGGAGTACATGGGCGAATAATTATATTACAACATTGATTTGCATTCGGGATCCAAATCAATTTTAACAAATTTTTTAATTTAGGGCGCGAAAAATAGGTCGTCAAACATTTTCTTGTATTTTTGTTGTAGGGCTGCGTTGGTGGGCAGGTAGCGGTCCACGCGCTCGCGATTCACTCGCAGGTATTCGCGGGCGACCGCGTCGTGTTTCATCATGGCACCGAGGAGCACTTCGGCGCCTTGTTCCAGGTTGTAGCCCTCGTAATAATAGCCGAGGTCGGCGCACAGGTGCGCATTGTGCACGAAGGGGTACCCGAGCCACGCCATTTCCAGGTAAATGTAGTTGAGCGGGTTGCCCCACTGGTGGAACACGGCCACGTCGGCGTGCGTCTTCATGAATTCAAACGTGATGAAGCGCTTTTCAAAAAACACGCGCTTGTCCAGAAACAGGTCGGTGTAGCGCACGGTGTTTTCTATTTTCTTGGAGTTCAGGGTGTCGCCGATTTTCTCTCGGAACGCGTTTGTGATGTAGACGCGGTCCACGAGCTGCGGTGCCAGCTGATACGCGCGCTCGCACAGCACGAACGACGGCAGGAACCACTTCATGATGCTGATGTTGGGGTCAAAAATGGCCAACCGTTTGGATGCACTGTCGTCGTGCGTCCGTGTTTTGGGTTTGGTGTTGATGTAAAGGAAGTCGTTCAGCGTGGCGCCGCCCTTTTGGGCGATGGTTTCCATGCCGTCGGGCGACCAGATGAACGGCGCTTCAATGACCTTGGCGCAGCGGGACAGCGTGCGTTTGTACGCCGCGTTCAGTTCCATCATTTGCGGGATGAGCCACACCTCGTCAAACAGGGACGTGCGCGGGTTGGATTTGTCCTGCTCAAAGGAGCCCGACTCGCCATGATTGTAAAGAATTGCTTCCGAATTGATGAGGTACTCGTTGCCGCACACGTAGGACACGAGTTTCACGCCCGCGTGGCGCAGCTGCTGCAGCGCAATGTGGGAGATTTGCACGCCGAATGTGATTACCGCGTGAAAACCGATCCGGTGTATTTGAGAGAAACCGACAACATTGTCATAATGCGCGCTGTTCCAGCCGTCGGGCGGGCTCTTTTTGAACTTTGCGTAGTCAGTGTTGGTGACGACGAGGTAGGGCGTGTAGCCAATGTTTTTCAGGACGTCGTAAAAGTACAGGGTGTTTTGGTGGATGCCGTTGTTGAACATGTGGGACGGCACGGCCGCGCTGATGCCGATTTTAATGTCCTTTAAATGCAAGGGCTGCGACAAGGGCTGCGACAAGGGCTGCGACAAGGGCTGCGACAAGGGCACAATTTTATCCATGAAGTAGTGATACAGCGCCACATTGTCGGGGTCATTGTTGTAAATGGTGGCGCGGGATGCATTAGGCGGTATGATTTCATTGAAGAGTTTTACCCCGTTGTCGCGTGACTTTGCGGCAGCGTGCAGTACCGTGCTGGTTTTGATTTGGGCGACATCAAACTTGGTTCCGTCGCGACAGCACTGGCGGAAGTCGGCAATGTAGCCGCAGATGTGTTGAATTGCTTTGCGAAGCACGGGATGCCGGGGGCTGCACGCCATGAAGCCCGTGAAGAGCGTGGAGGCAAGACAGGATTCAATGGCAACAAGGGCGTCATTGTCTTCCGCCAGCTGTTCCAGTTCAACGACTGCATCCAGCGTTTGGTCCTCGTGCAACACGACCCCGGTGTCCATGTATGCGCCGCCGTGCTTGTACAAGTAATAATACATGAACACTTCGTGCAGCTGCAACAAGTCCCCGAGTTTGATGGTGCCGTTGGTGCCGTTGGTGCCGTTGGTGCTTTCATGAATCCCGTGCGCTTCGCATATTGCGTCATGCAGGGGCTTGCAATCGGGGTCATCCTCCTGCAGATCGGCAAAATAAGCCACGATGTCTTCGTGCGCGTAGAAGCGGTAGTCCCATCCCGGTGCGCGTTCTCGGGCCAGGGTTTCAACGTGCGGTGGCACCCCGTATTCATTGGTTTGAATCAACCGTTTCGGAATTTGATGCGTCATGCGTATGCATTCACCCAAATCAAATGTTTAAATGCATATTTTTTCGCATATTTAATATTTTAAATAAGTTATGGTATATCAAGTAATCATGGTGACCAAAACCGCGTTTTCAAGCAATGCTGGCAGCACAACCGGGGCGGTGAGCGTGTTTTCCGGGCAGATGGACGGATTGGCGCGACTGGTGCGCAGTCAGCCGTTTCGCGAGTTGAACGAGTTCATGAGCCAGCTCGGTATCGGTGACTTCAAGCACCTCATTGACAACTTTGATTTGGACACGTTCAACCGGTTGGCCGTGAAGCTGTACGCCCTGAGAACCAACTCGCACCCGCTCTACGTGCGCTTGTTGAACTACCTGAATTTTTCCTTGACCACGTTGCTGGTGGTGGAAGTAAACGTCGGCAAGGAGTTGGGGGTGTTAAGGCAAGAAATTACAAAATTAAGGGCGGAAAATTCCATTCTGCACAACGTGACCCTGTTGCGGGAGTATTTAGAAACGCTGACCAAGAGGACCTTCACGATTTTCAACGAACAAAGGGTGACCACTGCCAAAATCAAGCTGCGCCCGGAGTACGAAGTCTACATTCAGCGCTACGGGTTCCCGCAAAACGGTGCCTTTGACCCCAAGCTGCTGGCCGAGATTATTAACGAGTTGAGGTTGCGGTTTCAAACCAATTCGTGTGCGGTGCCGGACAACGGGACCAATGCGACCAACATTCCCGTGACCCCCGCAATAAACAGCGCAATCACGTCATCGGCAGTCAGCAACAGCAACAGCAACAGCAACAGCAACAGCAACAGCAACAGCAATTCAAATGATTCCGATTGCGTGCCATGCGGTGCGCGCAGCTAATCCGCATTCGTGCATTGCGTCCAATTATAAATGTTCAGTATTTATAACTGCATCACACACACACACACATACACACACACACACACACATGTCGTCCGTCATTGACTTCAACGTGGACAACTACACCGTGTATGAAATTTTCGACATGTTCAATTTGAACTCTTCCAACTGCTCGGTGGAGGAAGCGGACGAGTGCGCGGACCGCTTGACAAGCTCGCTGACCGAGCATTCGGATGCTGCCCTCTTCATCCATCAATGCAGAGAGAAAATCGGGCAATTCATTGCCTCTCGCGTAAAGCCGTATAATAAAGGCATTATCTCTCAAAACAATGACTACGATTCCAATAAAAACAACAGACACAGCAGCCACAGCAATCCCAACACCTTGGCTCTGAATTACTCCACGCACCCCACCAATTACGACGCATTCCACCGGGAGTCGGTCGTGCATGACGGCGGTGAGTACGCCAAGCGCAACATCGCCGAAGTCACCAACACCTACAACTACAAGTTCCCCACTGGCACTCTGAACCCCATTGAGCGACGGGTGATTAAGCGCCTGCTGTCCATGGACACGCTGTTCCGCATGAATTACAACACCACCAGTTCCACGAATGCGTCGTGGGTGCTGCCGTACCCCGTGGACAACGTGGTGTCCATGAAAATCGCGTCGGTGCAAATTCCCAACATGTGGTACGCCTTTTCGGATGCCACAAAAAGCAACCGATTTACGGTGATGATTTCGGGGCTGAACGTGGCGCCTTACAGCCCAACCGAGGTGTACACGAACGACATTGTGATCCCGGAAGGCAACTATTTGAGCGACGAGTTCATGGAGTGCATGAACAACTTGTTTAAAAACACGGCCAACGGCATGGAGTTTCTGCAGTTTGCGGTGAATTCATACAACAGCAAGTCCATGATATACGTGAACCCGACGACGCTGACGTGTGCGACGAGCCCCGATTTTGAATACGTGGTGATATTTGACGACGCAACCAAGTACAACAAGTACTTGACCAACGGGTGCATTTACACGGACTGCGACATTCAGCGCATCAGAGACGAGCACGAAAAGGAGTACTTCAATGCCAACATCAAAACGATCAGCCGAACGGCGGGGTGGATGATGGGGTACAAGCAGTTGGCCTACCGTCGCACGTGGCAGACGGAGCGCATTGATTTGATCAGTCAAGTGCCGATCACCACGTATCACGCATTTTTAGAAAGCGAGTCGTCGTACGGCAGCTCCATTTGGAACTACTTGTACGTGGACGTGGACGACTACAACAAGAACTTCATCACGAACAGCATCATTGCGCAAACGGGGGATTCATATTTAGGGTTCAACATTTTAGGGCGGATCACGGTGAGCAGCGGACAGCTCACCATCATCAACGACAACGCGAGTGACATGATATTTAAGATGCGCGAGTATTTGGGTCCGGTTCGCTTGGAAAAGTTGACCATCCGGTTGTTGGACAAGTTCGGCAACGTGATCCATTTGAACGGCAACGACTACTCCATTGCACTGGAACTGCAAGTGCTGTACAATTGATGGAATGCACGATGGAATACACAATGGATGGAATACACGATGGATGGAATGCACAATGAAATGAATCGCATTAAATATATTTATGCATTTTTATATATTTTTATGGTATAAGGCAACCCATAACAATATGTCTGCATTTGATGACAACTTTGCCTACGCCTTGGTTTCCAGCAGCGAACGAACCCTGAAAATCACGGGCGTGAATCCATCCAAATACCATGCCGGGAATATGAGCTGGGGTGCCATTCCCGAAATTCCGGCGTTATACACCGGGCCCACGCTGGCTTACAATGGGTACGGCGCCTTTGAAAACGCATTTTCCGTGGTTGAAATCGCGAGCGGGGCATTCAACGGACGAACCGAATTTGCCGAAGGCCCGCTCGTGTTGCCCAAGTGCCTAGTCCTCATCGGGGCCAACGCGTTCAACGGGGTAAAAATTACCGGCCGCCTCACGATTCCTGCCAGCGTGACGTCCATCGGCGCCAACGCGTTCAACGGCACACTCATTGACGAACTCGTGGTTGAGAACGAGACCACGTCCGACTTGTTGTCCGGGGTGGTGGACGCCACCCGCGTGACCAGCAAAGAAACCGCCGCCCGGATTGCCACCGACAACACGCTGAACACGCTGAAAGTGCCGAAGGCCGACCCGGCATTTACCGGCACCACCACGATACCCACGGCCGTAATTTCAACAGCAACGGTTGCCAACGCCACGATACACACCGCCGCCAACATTGCGACCAACGTGATCGGCAGCGCCACGGTTGATTATTACGAACCCAATGTGTCTGAAAAGAATAAGAATGCGCGGTTCCGTGTGCTGACCACGGCTGGAAATTTACTGTCAGCCGGAGGTGTGGGGGAAAACGTTGCGCCGATTGAGGTGGTGTTGACCGACGGCACGTATCGCACGGGGGCTGCATTGGTGAGCGAACTGTTGGCGAGGCTGAACGCCCGAAACATCGCGTGGGTTGGCGGGTCTGCAATTGTGTGGACCGGCACCACATTTGATGCCAATGCGGGTGCAATCAAGCTGGGATACATCACGCCTGCACCCGGTTCAATGACGGACCCTGCGATCGTGATCCGCACCCAATTCACGAGCAACGGAGTGTCGTACAACAGTTCCGGCGTGCTGGGTGCGGTGGGGGCGACCGTGGGCTCAACATATGAACCCGGTGCGTTCGTGCTGACGTACGGCAACCGTGCGGGGATCAATTTCCCGCAGGCGGTCAATCTGGGTGCCACGCCCACGCTGACGGTGAACGGGAGCGCGGCCCTGGACGGCAGCGTGGGCGTGTCTGGAGAGTGGGGGTTCAATGCGAACAAGCCGCGCTACAACGCGCAAGCGCTGGCCACGCAATCCTACACGCGGTCCAAGATCCAGTTGATCAACGGCACTTCGTTGCTGTCCACGGTGAAGACGCTGGGCGACATTGCGTCTGCAATCGGGGCCGACCCGCAGTTTGCGGTGACGGTGCAAACCTCGCAGTCCGCCATTATTCAAAGCATTGCGAGCATGGCCAGCGTGCGCAGCACGGCGGTGTCGTCGCTGTCGTCGTCCCTTTCCGCGCAAGTGTCTGCATTGCAGTCCGTGGATTTGTCGCTGTCCGGCGCGCTTTCGGACACGATTCCCGTGCGGGTCAGCCAAGTGCAGTCGGTTTCCACGCTGCTGCAAACCACGGTTTCGGGCCTTCAATCCACCGACGTGGTGACGAGCACCGCAATGAGCCAAGCCACGTCAGCCCGGAGCTCGCAAACGCAGTCGCTGAATTCGGCGATTTCCACGGCGGCGTCGTTGCTTCAAGCCGCGGACACGGTGCTTTCCACGAGCATCTCTGCGGCAGTGCTGACGCGCAGCGCAAACGTGTCTGCGAATTCGGCGACCTGGGTCACGCACGTTTCGTCCCTGGAAACCACGGATGCCTCGCTGGCCGCTGCGGTGGTGAGCGCCAGCGGCGCGCGAAGCAGTGCGATAGCATCCTTGTCATCGTCCATAATGGTTGACACGGTGCCCGTGCTGCAGTCGGCGGATGCGGCGTTCAGCTCCGCGCTGTCCGAACAAACGTCGCACCGGGTCGCATCCATTGCAACGCTGTCCGGCGCGATCAGCGCACAGGTTTCGGCGGCGGAGTCCATCAACGTGGCCATTTTGCCGCACATCACGGCGTCTGCCAGCACTGACCCCCACGCCACAACCGGCACGGTGTTCAACCTGCTGAGCGTGAATGTGAATGATTCCGTGACGTTTGTGAAATCGGGCGGCGCCTTTTCCATCGGCGACAAAATAGTGATCAGCTATTCGCCCACCGATTATTTAAAGGGCGCGGTCACTGCGGTGTCGGGGGGCAACGTCACGATCACGGTGACATTCAAGACCACGACGGCCGCCGAAACCACGATTTACACCACTACTGGCTCTTTCGGCGCGTCCGCGGCAAGCTCGTCCGGCAGCCACGTGGTGCCAATTTCCAATCCGGCGTTTGTTGCGGCGGGGAGCAACTTCGTGGTGACGTCCATGACGGGTGCCTTGTTTTCATCCACCAACACGGGAACCTACAGCGTGAGCCTGCTGGATGCGTCCAATGCGACCCTTGCAACGGCGCCCAGCGAATTCTTCGGCACGTCCCAAACGCCGAAAACGCACTCATTTATTAGCGCCTTTTTGGCCAAGGGCGCCACCAATTTGAAACAGCAATTCTCTCACTCCGCCGGCATGAGCACGCAAATCATTGTGAATTACAGCGACTACGGTGCGTTCACCGTGTTGAAGGGCTACGCGGTTCCTTACAGCAGCGGTGCCGTGACCCTTGAAGAATCCAACGGGGCGCTGCAGAGCGCGCGCATTTCGGCGGTGGCGGCGCTGTCTGCCGGCGCGCTGAGCGCAGCGAATTCGCTGTCGGCCGTGATCCAAACCAATCAATCCGCATTGACGGCGAATGTGAGCGAACGCAGTGCGGCCGTGGCCTCGTTTGCTTCCGCAGCGTCGCAATCGGTGAGCTCATTGCAGAGCGTGACTTCCCAACTGGGATCCGCCCTGTCGGTTGCATCCAGCGAAAGGAGCGCCGGCGTTTCATCGCTGTCCAGCGCCGTGGCAACCGGCGTGTCCACGATCGCATCCACTGCAACCCACATTTCAGGTGCGCTGAGTGCGCAGGTTTCAAATCGCTCGGCGGCGGTGTTGGCGGCGGTGACGTCGTTGGTGGGGGCGGCCCCTTCCACCCTGGACACGCTGTTTGAAATCGCCACTGCGCTGGACGCGGGCCCCACGCTGTATTCCATGATTTCTGCGACCTCCACGTCGCTGGCGTCCAACGTTGTGGCGCGAAGCACCGGGGTGTCGTCCATATCGGCGTCACTGTCGGCGGTGGCGTCCACGCTGCACGTGGCGGATGCTTCGCTGGCATCGGGAATATCCGCTGCCACCGCTGACCGCGCCGGGCGGGTGGCATCGGTGTCCAGCGGAACCTCGGCATTCGTTTCATCAGCGCAGAGCAGGCTGGATAGCGTGTCGGTGGGCGTTTCAACCGGCGTGTCCGCGCGTGTGAGCGGCGTGAATTCCGTGTCTGCATCACTGGCGAGCGTGGCAAGCGCGCTGCAAACCGCCGATTCCGCCGTGCTGTCTGCTGGCATTTCGGCGGCGGTTTCGGCGCGAGCAAGCGGGGTAGCATCCTCGTCGGTTGCGCTGTCATCCGCGGTTGCGTCACTGCAGACCTCCAACTCGGCGCTGTTGTCCAGCGCAATTTCCGTGCGCCAAAGCGGAATGGACTCGGTGTCGGCCGCCCTATCCGGCGTGGTTTCGTCCCAACATTCGTCCATTGCGTCGCTGTCCATCGCTTACTCGGCACTGAACGCAGGAATCAATTTGTCCGCGCTTGCGGATGTGGCGGCAGTGAATTCGGCCATTGGGCAAGTGGTCGGGGTTGGCACGGTGTCCGGTCTGGACACGCTGGCCGAAATCGCGACTGCATTGAACAACAACGCGTCGCTGGCAACCACGCTCACCAATGCCATCAATGGCAGGGCCGGCTTATCGGCCGTTGCAAGCCTGAGTGACGCGGTGCTGTTGAAAGCCAGCCAGACGGATCTGTCTCAACTGGTGAGCACGGTTGGAACCAAGGCAACCGCTGCCGAGGTGTCCCAGCTGCAAACGGCGGTGTCGTCCATGGCGAGCACGGTGAACGGCAGCATTTCTAGCCAGGTGCAGTCGTTGCAGAGCAACATGACGGTGTCAACCAACGTGTTTCAATTGTTGAGCAACACCATTCGCCAAGTGGACACGCTGTACGTTTATAACGGGTTTGTGAATGCGGACGGCTCCATCAATTACCGGGTGAATAAACTGGCCAACATGGTTCTGCAGTCGTCTTCGCTGACGTTTGCGGTTGACGCGAATTATGCGGTCACCAAAGTGACGCAAGTGATTGCCGTGCGGTTTGATCCCACCCAAGTGAGCGTGAAATACAGCAGCCGCGGGGTGGAATACACGCTGAATCCGATTTCACTGGTGAGCGGCGTGCACACGTTCAGCATTGATTCCAGCAGCACTGCGGACTATGCCAACAATGCGACTGCAGTCGTGATCACGGCGAACGAAACCGCGGTCCGAGCCGCGCCGGACAATTCGCCGTTCACCGTGGCAAAACTGGCGCTCTCGTCATACACGTATGCCACTCCCACGGTGCAGACGCCGTATGATGCGACGACGTGGAGCGACGCCACCGGCAAAATTTCGCAAGTGCTGCGCATCAATTTTGAGTCGGGGGTCCGCTTCCTGCAGATTGACAGTGCCGTGCACGTCGTGTGGGGGACAACCCAATTTGTGCACACGCTGGAATACCTTCCGGGGGCGTCTGGCTCGGTTGTTGTCAAGGCATTGAGTTCCCAGGAAAAGCTGGAAAGCGCGCCATTGACGTTGACCAACGTGTACAACGACTACCCGCAGCACGCGGTGCCGTCGGAAGTTGGCGGCTCCAAATCCGTGTCTCGGACTGGATCCACGTACACGTACACCGCAACGTACACCACCACCTCCAACAAGGTTGAAATCCTAAAACTCAATCATTTGAATGTAGCATCCACGGAAGTGTTGGACGTGGTGGGGGGGCAAGTGCAGATTACGCTGACTTACCCGGTTGAACAAATCGGCAACGGGCTTTTTGCTCTAAGGGCGAACACCGGCAACGGACGACGCATGGGTTCGTTTACGAACATGGTGAATGCCGAAGCGGTGGTGTTCAGCAAACCGGTGCTGTCCAGCGTGGCATATAACACGCTGAGCGCGGGATCGTACCGTTTGAATGCCACATATACGGTGGAGTCTCAGGTGTCTGCAGTGAAGGTGGTGAATCCGTACACTGGTGGAACATACATTCCATCGCAGGCCGCGTCGGGTGGAAGCGTGACGATAATCATTGACTACACTGCTGCACAAGTTGCGAGTAATTTAATATCGGTTGCGGTCATTGCGCTGGCAAATGCGTCCGGTCTTGAAAGCGCAGCCTCGGACGCGTTTATTCCTATCGGGCAATACGCTGCGCCCACCGTGTCCAACACGGCTTACTCGGCGACACGAAGTACGGGTAGCTACACGGCATGCAGCGTCACGCTCACCTGCGGCGTTGCCAATGGGGTTACTGCAGTGCGCGTGTTGAAACCGGACCTGAGTGCATTTCATTCCAATGCCACGGTGTTGCCAAATGCGTTTTACTTGAAAACGGGTGGATCCAACTGGCGCGATTTGATTCCTTTGCTTGTGGCCAACACCACGGATAACAATTTATACTGGCAACCGGATCAAGGATTTTATGATGTAAATTACAACAGCACAACCCAAGTTGCTATCCAGTTCAGTTATTTTGCGGCGTACTGGTTGAATGCAAACCGGGCATCCAATGGACAAAGCTTCAGCGTGAATACATATGCCACTGGAACATTTTGGGGTTCGCCGAACAGTCAACCATTTAGTGGAGTATTCACATTCACTGCCACCTCGGATTACCCAGTCACCACATACAACGGTTCATTGAGCACGCTCGCCGGCATCACGTACATCTTGACCCCACAAACCGACGGAATAAACGCGGGCATTGTTGCCAGCGGAGGCGTCAAGGTTTCAAATGTCGCGGTCGCAAACGGAAGCGCGTCTCCTGTAGTAACATTTGTGAACACGGTTGCGCCTCTTGACTTGGTGGTTGTGGCGCAAGGAAACCAAAACGGCCACGAAAGCGCGGGATCGGCCACGCAGACTTTATTGGCGCAATTCGCTGCACCCACGATATCGGGCGGCATCACGTACTCGGGCAACACGGCAAGCATGACGTACGCCGTGGCTGCCGGGGTCACTGCAGTGCAGGTGCGAAAGGCGTCCGATGGTAGCGTCATTGCATCCGGCGTCACCACTTCGGTAAACACCGGCAATCAAACCGCATCCATCTCAATTGCATTCACTGAAAACGTGAGCATCGTGGTTGTGGCGCTGGGCAATACCGCCGGTCGCGAAAGCGCGGCATCGGCCACGCAGGCATTGTTGGTGCAATTGTCAACGGATGTAGTGCAAGACGCCAATGGCACAACCATTAAATACGTGGGCAGTGCCGCAACTGTTCCAACAGCGGCACCCCTGTTCGTTCAAGCCAACCCCCGAGGAACCGGCGTGGAATGGTTCGCGGTTGTTAAGCAGGGCATGAAGGCGGCGATTTCCGACTACGCCGGCGGCACCAGCGGGCCATTTATCCCACCCGGACAGTCGGTGGCCGTGCCGTTCAACAACATTGTGACGACCCTGATGACCGACATGACTAACTTGTTTAATGGCAAAACAGGATTCAATTCGCCGATTGCTTCATGGGACACGAGCGCTGTTACGAGCATGATCTACATGTTTTATGATGCCGCTGCATTCAACCAAGCGATTGGCTCGTGGAATACGACGGCGGTTACGATCATGAACTACATGTTTTATGGTGCATCTGCATTCAACCAGCCCATTGGCACATGGAACACGGCGGCTGTTACGAACATGAGTGTCATGTTTTATGGTGCCGCTGCATTCAACCAAGCGATTGGCGCATGGAACACGGCGGCTGTTACGGACATGCACTACATGTTTTATAGTGCCACTGTATTCAACCAGCCCATTGGCACATGGAACACGGGGGCGGTTACGAACATGGACTACATGTTTCACAACGCAACTGCATTCAACCAAAACATCAGTGGATGGAACGTGGGTGCAGTGGTAACCAAACCTCCCACCCAATTCAGCAGTGGCTCCGCTCTCACGGCACAAAACAGTCCGGTTTGGTTTCCAATCGTGCAGGACGCTAATGGCACAACCATTAAATACGTGGGCAGTGCCGCAGCTGTTCCAACATCGGCACCCCTGTTCATTCAAGCCAACCCCCGAGGCACCGGCGTGGAATGGTTCGCGGTTGTAAAGCAGGGCATGAATGCGGCGATTTCCAGCTATGCCAGCGGCACCAGCGGGCCATTTATCCCACCCGGACAGTCTGCGGCCGTGCCATTCAATAACATCGTGACGACCCTGATGACCGACATGAGTAGCTTGTTTAATGGCCACGCAGGCTTTAATCATCCGATTGCTTCATGGGACACAGGGGCTGTCACGACCATGAGCTACATGTTTGTCAATGCCGCTGCATTCAATCAAGCGATTGGCGCATGGAACACGGCGGCTGTTACGAACATGATCTACATGTTTTATGGTGCCGCTGCATTCAATCAGCCCATTGGCACATGGAACACGGGGGCGGTTACGAACATGGATTACATGTTTTATGGTGCCGCTGGATTCAACCAAAACATCAGTGGATGGAACGTGGGTGCAGTGGTAACCAAACCGCCAACCGGTTTCAGCACTATCTCCGCTCTCACGGCGCAAAACAGTCCGGTTTGGTTTCCCATCGTGCAGGACGCTAATGGCACAACCATTAAATACGTGGGCAGTGCCGCAACTGTTCCAACGTCGGCACCCCTGTTCATTCAAGCCAACCCCCGCGGCACCGGCGTGGAATGGTTCGCGGTTGTAAAGCAGGGCATGAATGCGGCGATTTCCGACTATGCCAGCGGCACCAGCGGGCCATTTATCCCACCCGGACAGTCGGCGGCCGTGCCGTTCAACAACATCGTGACGACCCTGATGACCGACATGAGTAACTTGTTTAATGGCAAAACAGGATTCAATTCGCCGATTGCTTCATGGGACACGAGCGCTGTTACGAACATGAGTCAGATGTTTTATGGTGCCACTGCATTCAATCAACTCATTGGTGCATGGAACACGGGGGCTGTTACGACCATGCGGTACATGTTTTATGGTGCCTCTGCATTCAACCAACCGATTGGCGCATGGAACACGGGGGCTGTTACAAACATGAGCCTGATGTTTTCCCTTGCAACTGCATTCAATCAAGCGATTGGCTCATGGAACACGGGGGCTGTTACGAACATGAGCCTGATGTTTTACAATGCAAGCGCGTTCAACCAAGAAATTGGCGCATGGAACACGGCGGCTGTTGCGGACATGAACTACATGTTTTATGGTGCCACTGTATTCAACCAAAACATCAGTGGATGGAACGTGGGTGCAGTGGTAACCAAACCTCCCACCGAATTCAGCACTCCTGGATTGGCTCTCACGGCACAAAACACCCCGGTTTGGTTTCCAATCGTGCAGGACGCTAATGGCACAACCATTAAATACGTGGGCAGTGCCGCAGCTGTTCCAACAGCGGCACCCCTGTTCATTCAAGCCAACCCCCGCGGCACCGGCGTGGAATGGTTCGCGGTTGTAAAGCAGGGCATGAATGCGGCGATTTCCAGCTATGCCAGCGGCACCAGCGGGCCATTTATCCCACCCGGACAGTCGGTGGCCGTGCCGTTCAACAACATCGTGACGACCCTGATGACCGACATGAGTAGCTTGTTTAGTGACAAATCCGGATTCAATTCGCCGATTGCTTCATGGGACACGAGCGCTGTTACGGACATGTCCTACATGTTTTCCACTGCAGCTGCATTCAATCAACCGATCGGTGCATGGAACACGGGAGCGGTTACGAACATGAAAATGATGTTTTATGCTCACACAGCCGCCACTGGGTCTGCATTCAACCAGTCCATTGGCACATGGAATACGGCGGCTGTTACGAACATGAGTTACATGTTTACCCACACAAAGGATTTCAATCAACCCATCGGTGCATGGAACACGGGAGCTGTTACAGACATGAGTGTCATGTTTTATGGTGCCGCTGCATTCAACCAGCCCATTGGCACATGGAACACAGCGGCTGTTACGAACATGAATTCCATGTTTTATAATGCCACTGCATTCAACCAAAACATCAGTGGATGGAACGTCGGTGCAGTGGTAACCAAACCTCCCACCCAATTCAGCGCTGGCTCCGCTCTCACGGTAGAAAACAGCCCATTTGGCGTGACATTCACTGCGCCTACGCTGTCCGGCAGCATCACGTACTCGGGCAACACGGCAAGCATGACGTACGCCGTGGCTGCCGGGGTCACTGCAGTGCAGGTGCGAAAGGCATCCGATGGTAGCGCAATCACAACGGGGGTGACCGCTTCCGTAAGCGGAACAACCGCATCCATCTCAATTGCACTCACTGAAAACGTCAGCATCGTGGTTGTGGCGCTGGCCAATGCCGCCGGTCGCGAAAGCGCAGCGTCGGCCCAGCAAGCATTGCTTGTGCAATTCGCTGCGCCCACGCTGTCGGGCAGCATCACGTACTCGGGCGACACGGCAAGCATGACGTATGCCGTGGCCTCCGGAGTTACTACGGTGCAGGTGCGAAAGGTGTCCGATGGTAGCACAATCACAACGGGGGTGACCGCTTCCGTAAGCGGAACAACCGCATCCATATCAATTGCACTCACTGAAAACGTGAGCATCGTGGTTGTGGCGCTGGGCAATGCCGCCGGTCGCGAAAGCGCAGCGTCGGCCCAGCAAGCATTGCTTGTGCAATTCGCTGCGCCCACGCTGTCGGGCAGCATCACGTATTCCGGCAACACGGCAAGCATGACGTACGCCGTGGCCTCCGGAGTTACTACGGTGCAGGTGCGAAAGGTGTCCGATGGTAGCACAATCACAACGGGGG